TGATGATTCATCAATGACAGGATACACTATTCCATTATGTAATCTAAATCCCTGTTTAAGAAAATCCAATTCCAAAAATGGTGTAACATCAGGTTGGGCTTCTCCTGTTTTCTTTGCATCTGTAACAATAAATCCCAATGTGAAAGCCTCTGCAACAAAGGTGTTGAAGTTAAACCATTTTTGTACACTTAAATCAATAGTAATGATATTATCATCACCATACACAGATAAACATGTCAAATCCATAAATATAGAAAATACAGCCTTACTAGGGTCATGTTTTAAAGCCAATCTTTTCCAAACAATATAGTGAAGAGCCCAATTAATTAAACTATTGGTAAGTGCAGTAGCAGGAAAGCCAGAAGTCATACATCCATTTAACTTATACACATTTTTCCCCATTATTACCTCTGTCCCTTCAACAGCTTTATGTAATATAGATCGAACAAGGTCATCTTCAGGTTTCCAATTCGGATCAGTTGACTGATAAATCTTATTCCATACTCCAAGCGATTCCTGGACAGCAACTAATGGAACAGTTCCGTCCCAATTTTTCATGTCAGAAGCATAACCAAATTTAGATACATTCATATGTTTCATAGCGAATTCGTGCCATTCTAAACTAGTACCATTTATACCAACTTTTGGTGGTATGTCCATATACATAGAATTTAACATCCACATTGCTGTACCAAAATATTTACGAAATGAATATAAGTAAGGAGCCGGTGCACAGAAAAATACACGAGTAGCAGGTTCATATATCTTTTTAAGTTTAAGTGGTTCATCTTTAAGATAAGCTATGAAAGGAACATGATGTTGTGTTCCCCTTTTTGCATCTTCAATCATTAAGTCAACAGCAGATGACATTGCTTGACTTTTCTCATCTTTCTTGAACCGCCATAAACCATCGTGATGTTGTTCAAGATAATCTCCCTTATCTGTAAATCGAGGATATAATTTACACCAAGGAAAACCAACGCTACCAGTTCTGTCTATTGGTTTTGCATTAGGATATTCAAATGTTGATGGAGTATTGATAGCTTCAGTTTTTGTTATTATTCTATTTACATATGATTTTGAGATAGCATTAGCAACTATATAATCACCGATCGCTTCAAAAGCATCTTTCCATTCTTGTCGAGAATATTCACAATCTATAGCGTTATATTTTGACAATCCTTGATAGTCTAATCTAATTTTATTGATATTACG